CGGCTCGATCTCCGACACGCCAACGCATTCCCATCCGAGCGGCGCCCATGCCACGCTGGCAGCTTCGATGCCGGAGCAGACAGAGAGGTATTTAAATGCGGTCATTCAAACAGCCTCCCGTTTTCCGATGTCATTTGCGCCGCAGCTTCGCAGTTTTTCACCGCCTGCGCAAAGTAAGAATCCTTCAGTTCAATCCCGATCGCCTTGCGCTTATTTTTTATCGCGACATACGCCTCGCTGCCGATACCCATGAACGGCGTAAGAACCACATCACCCTCTTTGCTGTATAGCTGCATCAGGCGTTCAATCGTATCAAGCTGCAACGGGCAAATATGCTTCGTGTCCTTTTCGTCGCGCGCTGGTAGCTTATTAAGCGTGTTCGTCTGGCGAATATCAAACCACACCGGACTCGCGTAATTGCGAAATATATTGTGCTGATGTTTTATTCCGCTCCCGGTCGAGTCCATCAGCCTGATCGCGTCTCCCCCACCAATCGGCTTTGCGTCGATGTATTGAAATGCCCCGTGGTATTCCTCTATTCCGTTCTCATGGTTTATCGGGTCGGGGTTTTCCCCCGGCTTGCGGAACACCAAAACGTAATCCGGAAGGCCGACGCGGATTTTGCTGGTATCTTTGCAAAGCTGTCCATAGTTCAGGCCGATGCTCTTTGTGCGGACGGCCTCAATAAGAGGGTCCTTCCAGATGCAGATGCGCGCATGGTAGATAAACCCGGCGTCCGTGAAGTGGCGAATAATATCACCGGGGAAATCCTTAAGCCCGATGAACCCGTCACGCTCCTGCATGGCTGGAATATCTATGCAATGGACCGCGATCTGTCGCCCCGGCTTCAATGTCCGCATGTGTTCTGATATCAGAAAGTCATACTGCTCAAAGAACTGGCTATAGTCCTTGCAGTTCCCCATATCGCGCTCGCTATCGGAGTACGAATACAGTTCAGCAAATGGCGGGGAGTACACAGAGAACCCAACGCTATCATCTTTCAAGCCGCGAATCACCTCGCAGCAGTCTCCGTGATAGAGAGCGTACTTATCAGAGATAATTTGGTCTTTCACGTTTATACCCATGCCGGAATCTCCATCTGCTTGTTGGCCTCATAACCGTAGCTGAAAATATCTTTTGTTTGAAAGTCGTGCATTCCGCGAATGATGCCGTCGAACATTTCTTCTGCCTGACGTTCCTTTCTCTTCATGTTGTCAATGACTGCACTTTCCGCTTCTGTTGTGACGATGTGGCACTCCACGCTGCGCGTCTGCCCAAAGCGCCAGCATCGGCGGCTCGCCTGATAAAACTGTTCATGCGAATGTGACGGAAAAAAGCTCATGCGGTTGCAATGCTGAAAGTTCAGGCCGAATCCAACGATAGACGGCTTGCTGACAAGTGCGCGTATTTCTCCGTTAATAAACCCGATTATTTTGCGTTCCTTCTCTGTGTCTTTGTCTGCCCCTGAAATCTGCACTGCCCCATCTATTAGTCGTTCCATCATGTCGCATTCATCGTTTAATGAACCCCACGCAATGAATGGTTCTGTGTTTGCGTTTGCAATTTCCGCCACCTTCGCGCATCGCTCGTCGATAGAATTCCTGCGCTCTGCCCTCTGCTCATCCAAAGTAACCGCAGCGGTAGAAAATAACTGCCCGTCGCGGGGCTTGCTTTTTAATGTATGCTGAACCATCTGCATTTCGGGAAGAATGAACTTTCCATCTTCAAACCCAAGATCAGACGGGCGGCGGATTGCTCTGGCCCATGTTGACATCCACTTCCAGAACGGCTTTACGCCATGCCCTTTGAGCGCCCACTTCTGCGTAGATTCTGAATCGTGAACAAAGAACGTTGATAGCATTTCTACGCGGCGCAGATACCCAAGAGCTTCGCTCGATGTTCCAAGCTCCATGTGATCGTTTGGAGCCGGGGTTGCACTTGCAAGAAGTCGGAAAGGAACGTCGTGCATAAATTCCGTCACTTCATCGCGGAACGCTCCGGCAAAATTTTTAATGATGCTGCTTTCGTCAAGAATGACACAATTAAAATCATTCTTATCGAAGTGAGAAAGCCGCTCGTAATTAGTGACATTGATTCCGCGCTGAATCTTTCCGTCGCGTGAATGATGCACTTCTATTCCGAACTTCACGCCTTCGCGTACCGTCTGCTCTGCAACGGAAAGAGGCGTCAAAATAAGTACGTTGCTATCATGTTTGAGCCTGACGTTTTCTGCGAACACCAACATTTGCGCAGTCTTTCCCATTCCGCAATCCTCAAACAGCGCAGACCGGCCTTTCTTGCAAGCCCATTCGGTCAGGTGTTTTTGAAAGTCGAATAAGAAGTCTGGCATGAAAACCGGGTCAAATCCGTGATCGTGCGATCTGTATTTCTTCCTCTCGATGAAGTCCATGTACGTCGCGCTCATTCCTTCCACCCCCTTTTCTTCGCCTCGCGGAGCAAGACGCGGTAGCCGATCTGGTATTCCACAGCGATCCACGCCAGCTTCTTTCCCTGCTTCAAATGCTCCGCGATCTCTTCCGCCTTCTCCGCGATCGTCCGGCGGTCAAGTCCCGCTTTCATGGTCAATTCCGGGTTGCGGCCGGGATGCTTCTGCGGCGGAGGTATTTCGTCCGGCTGGCGCATCATATAGGCGTATGGGTCTGCGGAAAAATCGATTTTCTTGTTGTCGAGCGAAGACACGCGCATGTTTTCGAGTGAAGCCTGAGTATTCAGACCTATTTTCTCAGTGCGCGTCATTTCGATTGCCTGATCAAGCGCAGACCATTCATCAAAACGCGCATCCCAATTCACCCATCGATCCCGCTTCTCGATTGGTTTTGCTTTTCCTCTTCCGCCGGGTAGGTTGTAATGCTTCACCCGCGCAGACCGTCTCATTGCCATAGCCGCAAGCTCCGATTCAGTCAGTTCGTCAGGAGCAGTCGGAGGATCTTCGTATTCCACCGTTATTCCCCCTTCAACAGAAAACCACAGGTGGCCAGCTTCTTGAATTCACAGGCAGAAAGCGCATTTCCATCCCACCAGACGACCGGCAGCTTCATATCCTGTTCCGCCAGCTTTGCCATGATGTCGTCTTTGTTTTGGTGCAAGAAAATATTGTCGCTGTGCTGATAATCAAACTGGATCTTCTTCCCTTCCAGCCACAGCTTGAGGATTTCACATTCCGGGCATTCCTCACGCCCATAAACTATCGGTTGCATGGGTTCCCCTTATGTTTTTCGAGTTCGTCGAAGTGGTATTTTTGCAGGCCAACCAGCGCCGTGAAATCGTTGGCGCGATACCGGCAGATGTCACGCGCCAGAATCGCCAGCGCAACCGCATCCGCCTTGTTGTCATCCTCGCCCACCGCGAACCCGCGGCGGATTGCCTCAGCGATCATCTCCGGTTTTTGCGCCCGGCCGCTTCCGGTGAAATACTTCTTGAGCGTGGACGGCGGTATGCGCTTGAGCGGGATTCCACGCGCGACGATCTCGTCTGCCATGCACTCGCCCAGGGTGATCAACTGCTCAGCGCCTTTCATGTGCGCTCCGTGCATGACTGTCTTTTCAATGCAAATCATGGCAATGGATTCGCGGCCGCCAGCTTGATCAATCAACTTCAACACCTTGCCAATTTGATCGTCGCGACGCAGCTTATTGTTTTTTCCTTCCGCCGTAAGCGTCCGCAGGCCAACCTCTCCATTCATGGATAACACACAAACTCCGGCGGCGTTCAGGCTCATATCAAGGCCGAAATAGATCATTTTCAATCATCCTCTTCGTTGTCGATTTCTTGTTTGTTCGGGTTGTCTTCGTTCAGGTCTTCAATCAGTCCGGTTTTTAACCGGATATGGAAATCAAGCCTCCCAAGTGAACCCTGTCTGCATTTGCCTCATTGATGTTCGTCATTGTTCGACCTGAAAATACGCGACCACTTTCCGGAGACTTCATCATTTTTGCGATGTTCTCGCTTTCGCCTTCAGCAAACTGCTCGGCGCGGCGTTGCTTCTTCTTCCGTGCAGCCACCGACTGCCAGCACCCGCGGCTGTTCGCCTCGGACTTTGTTTTGACGTTGATCTCGAATTTCAGTTCTTTCATCATCCCCCCGATCTTGTTTCGTATCTGTTTTCCCGCGCATCAGACCCGCGATGCCGTCGGCAAATGATGTCTGGCACACCTCGCTCCAGTGATTTCCTGATCGCCTCTTGCTGGCATTCCTCGCAGTAGTAAGATTGCTTTGACTTGATTGGCTTCTCTCCGCACCACCAACACAATCCAGCCTTTTTTTTCTTCATACGGCAAGACAAGCATCGCGGAACTTCATTGTTCAGCGGTAGTCCGCAATCTGCGCATTCACCCATTTTCTTCCTCCGCAGTCTATTTCGATAATTCGGATTGCTTCCCTCACGGCTCCCATTTTCTTCCGCACCCCGGACACTTCATCCAAAAGTAACGACACCACCGCAC